CGTCATCGTAAATAGCCTATGCGGAGGCTAACCAACGTAAGTTCCGTTCGGGTGTATCCCGAATTGTCGAGCGTAAGGTGACTTTGCGAGCCACGCAGGCGCTCTAGGAGCTTGTTCCATGAAGATAACGTGATAGTCATCGACATGCCGGGTAACCGTGTATTTCAACTTCGTCGTCGGCCTCCTTGCGGGGCCTTGTGACTTATAAGAATACAACAAGTTCGCTAGCTGTGCTAAGGGAGCATAGGCTTCGGGTTCAGCATAAAAAACTTGAGGTGTCAAAACCTCAATGCTGGATACCCACTGATTAGAGTCTCTCACGAGCTCACCATCAGCGCCTTTGACTAGTCTCCCCCTCACTTCGGTGAGCTGGGGCCCGTACCAACCATGGAGAACTCTGTCTCCAAGGTAGTCGGGTCCATACATATTCCGAAACCTTCGGGGTATCTGATCTTTCACAACGGTCAGCACTCTCGTGCGTACATTGGGATATTCGTCTACGAACCTCTTTTTAAGGAGATTGTGCATAGAAAAATAATCAGCTGGTTGCTCAAACGAGTCCGACAGTTTGACAGTGTTTACACACTGCCCCCTGAAGTAATCGCCGCCGCAACTCTCACGGAACTCCCCATCGAAGTAAGACTTCTGGAGATTTACCGTGAACCCGCAAACTTCGAAGATTTTGGCGACGTCGGGACCGATTTCAGTCGGCACGATGACGTCATCCCCATAAACGGAGATATCACCTAACTTTATGAGATCGAGCGCAGTAGATTGTCCGTGAGGACCTACTGGCTCACCATCCAAGCATTTAACCCACGCAGCTGCGTAGGCTAGGCTTAAGAAGGTGAGAGTCTCTAACTCAAACGTAAACCCATTACCCATAGCGGAGAATTTGTGGAGATGAATCCACTTTCCATCAACTCGCGTTGACGGTTCCCTGAGACTATCGAGTAGATCCCACCAAAGAGGATTGCGCGAGCACAATCGTTTGATAAGATGGTAGGCCTGCGTGTCGCTAGCGCGTTCTGAATCTATGGTGGCGTATTCCCCAGTTGCTGACCCAATTTGAGCCAACCGCTGGTGATGTCGTTGTCCATTTACGAGATCCAGACCGAGTACACACAGTAAACGCTGCCTCAGCTCCTGCCCGAGGGCAAGCTGGTAAGCAATGTTTACGCTCGGACCTTTCGCGCATGCGCGGTCGATCAGAGCCGTCTTCGGAACCGTGAAGAAGGAATTACCTTCTACGATTCTTGGACGTGCGTTACTTTTATAATACCCGTCACTCTTAGTTAGGGCACGAGCCCATGCTGTTTCGCTCCAAAGTGGGAGCAGAAAGGAAGCACCTTGAGTGAGCGTCAGCCGGGATGATACCTTGTCGAGCACAGTTGTGTGCGAGGCAGGATCGGATTCTGTCGTACCGGGGCCAAAGCGGGGCGATAAGTCCATCGGGCAGGGCCCGAGAACATCGCAAAAGAATGAACCAGCAACATCCAAGAGGAGATTTATAGTAGGACAATTAAGCCGACCATCTCGCAAAAAGATATTAGTGATCATGCACTCTTTTTCGCTTTGAAGCCAAGACTCCTTAGCAGCAGCGACACGGTCGACCTTCACAGGTAGATCCGGCCACTTCCGCAACCAATCGGTTGCAAGAGCTGCTAAATGGTAATCCGCAGAGAAGCGGTAGTCTTTTGGTTTTGCCTTCAAGGAGGCAACCTGCATCCACTCCCCGTATTTGCATAGCATATATACGGTGAGGGCGCGGGGACAGCTGAGGGATTGTAGATATTCCTCAGTCACAGCCCAGATTTCTGGCTGCATTCCTTCGGCCTTCGGCCGTTCTGACAGTTTTGCCATAAGGAGACCCCTGCTTAGATCAAACCACTTGCAAACAACGCGCGGACTTGAGTGTCCGTAAGCGCGTTACGTGCAAATGCTTCTGCGTCGGCGCGAGCCAACTCAGGAGCTGCGGCGGGCTGGTTTGCCCGTACCACGTGGGTGATCTGGCCTTGTTTTACGTAGTTGCCATTTACCACAGCGCCATAGGGCACTGCGACGGATAGTACAGGTTCTGTACGACCGTCCACGACCTTGCTCGAAAGCTCGATCTTGGGAAATGCCGTCCGGTTCATGCCGGGGCTGGTGTTTTTCAACAACAGCACCGCGGATTGAGTTCCGTAAGGCTGGCGAATCACGTCGAACACACAATCGGTATCCGTGCTGTCTTTGATAGTGATACTGGTAGTCATTTGTGTACTGCCCTCTTGAGGGCGGGGTTTAGTTTTTGCGTTATTAGGGCTAACGCATTTTGCCCTCGCTCTATCCCCATCCCGCGCCCGTAGGCTAACGCGAAAGGAAACGGGAGCGAATCCGTCGATACTGTCCGATCCTTCGTTCTGCCCCAGAGTGTGCCCGACCACTTCATCCCCCAATAGTCAACTGAATGACTACCGGTGAACGTGCGTGACTGGGTAACTGTGGCATAATTGTAGGTGAGTCCCAACGTCGCCGTGAAACTCCCAAGAAAATCACCAACAGGAAACCACCAATCTACAACAAATGACCACGGGGTTTTATCCCATAACCAAAATTGCGGATTTAGTAGCCCTAAGCGATTCGCTTGCCAAACATCCGGATTGTCAACCGTAGCTGCAAATTTTACACTGCAGCGTTCCTTCCCGGCGTAGCTCTCAACGAACCACGTATCAGAAAGGGGTTTCACCGAAAACGATTTAGACGCCCATGCTCTGGCCGCCGCCGCACCCTCTGGTTTCGTCGTGAGGATTTTGTGCGACTTGAAAAGGTCCGACATAATAGGAGCGAATCCATACCGATAAGCAAGCAAGGTGCTGGCAATATACATCAGTATGAACAGCTCGTTCTTAAGCCGCCTGCGAACC